GCCGTGAGCAGGCGTTCGCACTCGGTCAACATCGCCGACGAGTAGTTCGTCTGCTCCTGCATCGCCCGCAGCAGGGCTTCCTCTCGGGACGCCTCATCGAACGTCATCGGTACGTCGTCTTCCGCCCGCGTCATGCGCGCGCCGCTTCCGAATCCGGCACGAGCTCCCAGATCCAGCACCGCTTGCCCTGACGCCAGACCTCGCTACGCCGTCCGGTATCACGCACGAGACCGTTCTTCGCGAGAGCGTCGAGCGCACGGAGGACGCTTTGCGCAGAGATCTCACCCCTCAAGTGCAAGAACAACTCGTCCTCCCCTCGCGGTCCGCGTGCCAGCTCCTCGAGCACGAGCGTGCAGTTCTTCGTCGGTGTCCACGTCGGCCGATTCCTGGGGGGGGGGTGTCGGGAAGGTGTCGGGGAACATCGAATCCGTCATCACGACTCCTCGCTTCCTGATAGGTCGGGTTCCGAGAACCACGTCAACTCCGCTCGAGGTTCGCAAGCGGTCATCGCGTGGGAGTGAAAGCCGCCGTGGTCCGGGGCGAGCTCGCAGTGCATTTCGATGCCACCCCACCGGTCGTGGCGCATGAGCGTGAACGCATCGCAACGAGGAACCTTCATCGGTTCGAGCATCAGTTCCTCTCCTGGCCGACAGGCGCGGACGGTGACGACAAGCGGGCGCGTGACAGTGCGGAACACGACATCACGCCGCCCTCCTCGAGCTCGACACGATCCGCCGGCCACACCGATCGCACTCATCGCCGATCGGCCGACGCTCCGACGCCCGACACCGGCACCGCTTCGACCGCAAATCCAGCTCACCCGGCGCCGAAGAAAGCCAAGACGCCCACACCTCCCACGGCAAAAACCCCGCCGCCACCGCGTACCGATCCGCCTGCGCCACCGTCAAACCGAACGCCGAACCCGGACGCTCCGGACGGCCCTCCAACAAGAACTGCGCCATCCGCACCGAGATCTGCAAGCGCACCGCCAACAACGACGCACCCTCCAAGGCTTGGCCGGCCTGCTGACCGCCGGCATCAGCGATCACGATCCCGAGCTTCAACAGCAGCGGCTCAACCGGAAACCGAACGTCCACAAAGGCGTTTTCCCGATCCAACGTTGTGCCTGATGGGGCTTCTTCTGAGGCTTCGGATCGGTGTGTTGGTTTGGTCATGGTGGCGGTCACTGGTGGTTGGCCATGGTGGGTTCCTTGAGTGCTTGTCGTGCGAGGCGTGCTTGTTCGACGTTGCGGTGGATGGTGGCTTCGTCGAGTTCGATGTGTGGCTTGGTGGAGCCGTCGCCGCCTTGTGCGGCGGGCGGCGTTTGCGTGGTTGGTTCTTCAGTCACCCGTCCCGTTTCCCTTCGGGACGGGACGGGTCGGGTCGGGGAAGCGTTCCGAACACCGTTCGTCGCGCCGTTCGGAACGGCGTTCTGTTGGCGTTGCTTCCAATGCTCTTTGCGTCGGGCGGCGGCGTCTTGTTCGGCGCGCTTCTTGTCTCTCGACGGATTGCGATCGAGGAAGCCGTGGATGACATAGCGGTCCGGGCCCGGCTGAACGCATCGCTCGTCGGGGCAGGTGTGGCCGTCTTCATGCCAGAGGCCTCTGTCGACCAGCTCGTTGAGCGCCGAACGTCTGAACCGTGGCACGAGGCCCGGCACTCGATCGGCGGCGACGACACCGTCCGACAGCAGTTTCGCGGCATGACAGATCGCCGAGGTCTGCAACCGGAACGCGGCGTCGCTCAGCGCCCACACCTTCTCGTGCTCCGGATAGATGTCGTCGAGGCGCGCCCATGTCATCAGCCCGCCTCTCGAACCACGTGAGGGCCTTCCGGATGCGCTCGGAACCGCAACGCTTCGGCGAGATGTTCGACGCCTTCCCAAGCCATCGTGTGACCCACATGCCAGCAGGCACAGAACGGGCATCGGTACGGCTGCACGTCTTCGCCGTTGAGTCGCATCGAGGCGGCGGCGTTGCGGGCGGCGACCGGGCCCATCTTCGACTTGCCGGTGCATGCCCGCTCTTGAAGCGTGTCGAGCTCGGTGGCGTTCATGACATCTCCCGACGTCGTCGAAGCTCCATGACCTCGCGCCGATAGCGGCGGTTCGCTTCCCGGCCTTTCCTCGTGCGGCGAAACGCGCGCATCGACTCGCGCGAGCAGCAGCGCGACGAGCAGTACCGCTTGTTCCAGGCCTTCGGCGGTGCGACGAACCGTTCCGTGCAGTCAGGAGCGGCGCATTCCTGCTCAAGTTCGGCGATCGCCTCATCGACCATTTCCGGCCACACCTCGTAGGCGAGCCGGCCGAGCCGCACCGCCCAACGATCCGCTTTCGCCTCGCTGAGGCCTTCACGCATCGCCCGCGCCCAATCAGACCCGGAAGCCCCAACATGGCGGCGAGCGTCGTCATACGACAGCCCTGAAGCGTCGACGAGGGGACGTAGCGGATAGCGGATCACGGGATGCTGCGCTCGAGGTCGGCGAGCAGCTGCACACCTTCAGCGGTGATCACATGCACAAGGCCTTCGTTGCCGGGCGTGTCCGTCGGCCTGGTCAACGCTGTGCGCCGCACCAGGCCGAGCATTTCGAGCTCTTCGCGGCGGGTGGCGGCCGAATGGGTCCGGCCGTTCGGATCACAATGCCGCCACAGCTCGAAGTCGGTCGCCCCGTCGGAGCCAGCCGCCCGCAGATAGCAGAGGATGCGATGCTTCAACGCGCCCGTCTTCAGGTTGAGCGCCGCCCGTTTCGATGTTGAAGGGTCTGTGCCGCGTGCTCGGCCGGGCGTGTCAGCGAACGGCAACGCGATCTGATCGCTCATGCCGCCACCCCGCTCGCCTCGTCCTCGGGTAGCGCACCGTTGGCGCCGAGGACGACCTCACGGACGTCGACGCCGGCCTTCCTGCAGCCACCGCACCGCCATTCCGCCCGCCTGGTCGCGAGCACCGCGACAGGACCCTTCGCGCAGCAGGCGACCACTATGAGAACGTCGCCTTGCTTCGGGACGCGTTCCGCCATCAGCCCGCCACCTCGCCGGTGTAGTCGGGATGCTTCGACGCGACATGCCGTTGCACATCAACGAAATGCCGCTTGCAGCCGGCGACCGGGCACACACCCTTCGCCGAACGCTTCTTCGCCTGAACCAGCGCGCCCTTGTAGCCACGAGCCTTCGCGGCCTGGTGCTCGGCTTCGGCGCGTGTCTGATCGAGCTGCGCCCGCAAGCGTGTGGCGCGTTCCTCGGCGGCTTCGCGCTTCTCGCGCTCGACCTGGGCGTCGGACTTGCGGTGCACCCACTTATGGCCGAGCGGGCAGAACACGACGAACTCCGGATCGCTGCGCGCCTGCCGGTGCAGGTTGTCCGGGATGGCGTGCCGGATGCCACACCAGCAGGTGACGATCTCCAGCGTGCCGCTGTAGGTCAGCGTGGCCATCAGATGAACGCCTCATGCGTCGAAGCGAAGCGGGTCGACGTCCACCGCCGCGCCCACAGGTAGCAGTGGTCGATCGACATGAACACCGGTTTCCCGACGGACGCGGCGAACGCCACCTCACGATCCGCTCCCGGCGACTCACCGTCCACACGCAGCAGGCCGTCACAGCGGCGAATGACATCGAGGTCGTAGTCGAGCCACCAGTCATACGCCTGCGGTGTCACCACATCCCACAGGAACGAGAGATGCGGGACGAACGGGGTGATGACGTTGTCGTCGATCAGCTTCACGCCCAGCTGCAGCATCCGGTTCGTGTTGCGGGACGCGCTCGGCGACGTGAACGGCCCGGCCACATAGACGAGCGGCTTGCACGGCCTCATGCCGGCGCCTCGTCACGCTGCTTCGGGCGGGCCGCGACCCAACAGCCTGGCCAGTAGAACACTGTCAGCCACCGGTTGCCGTCGAGGAGACGCAGCACGAACGACTGCGTCGTCGACGTCATGCCCATGATCCGGCACCACCGACCCTGCCAGCGGATCTCGTCGCCGACGTCGAGGGCCTCCGGGCGGAAGTCGCGATCGTCGCTCACTTCGTCACGCCGATCCTCACCGGCATGACCAGAAGCAGCACACGCCAATCCGCCGATCGGGCGACGATCGGCTTCAACGCATCCTCGATCTCGAACTTCACCTCGTCGCCATCAACGGCCGCCAACAGATCGGCAAGGAACCGATCGTGAAAGCGCAGCGGTTCCGTCCAGTCGCCGCCGCATTCGATCTCGTCGCAGATGTCGCCCACATCGACGCTCGCCGCCGACAGTCGCAACGTGTTGCCTTCACGATGCAGGTCAACCGGATGTGTGAGATCGCCTTCGGCGAACAGGCTCACCCGATCCAGCGCGTCGACGATCGCCGCACGCGGCACCGTCAACTCGTGCGCCGACTCTTTGCGGATCAGCGGCTCCCAATTCACGAACTCGCCGACCACCAACCGCGACGTCCAGCAGATCCCGCCGCCGTCGAACGTGACGGAACGTTCGTCGAACGTCATCGTCACGCCTTCCGGTGATGCCTTCAGAACCCGTCGCATCACCTCGAGCGGCACGGTCATGCCGGGAAGACCGTCGACACCCAGCTGGGCGACCGCCAACCGGTGCGGGTCGACTCCGACCGCCTGGTTGCCGACGAAATGCACGCCGCCGAGCCCAGGCCGGTTCTTCACCGCATCGCCTTGGGCGACAGCGTGCAGCGTGCGGTTGATGCGGTCGAGGTCGTTGGCTCCCAGCTCGAACCGTTCGCCTTCGGCGTTCGGCGTTTTCGGCCAGTCCTCCACTCGCAGCGTGCGCAATGTGGCGACCGTCGAACCCGACTCGATCGTGGCCGAGTCGTCGGTCGCTTCGATCGACACGATGTCGCCGGCCGCCTTGTCGACGATGCCCGACAGCAGCCGGGTGGGAACGATCACAATGCCGGGCTTGTCGACGTCCACCTCGATGTCGACGGCGATCGTCAGATCGAGGTTCGTCGACGTCAACGTCGCAGCGGCCTTCGCCGCCTCGATGTGAACGCCGCCCAAGATCGCCAGATGCCCGTTGGCGGCCGGCACGGTGACGGTCTTGAGGGCGTTGGCGAGCGTCTTGCGGTCGGCTCGAATCTTCATGCCGCACCGTCCAGCGCCTGCTCGTCGGTGCGCTCGTCCTTCGGGCGGCCGTCATAAATCTGTGCGGCCGGCTGCTCACCCCAACGTGCGACGATCTGATGATCTGCGACCTCGACAACCTTCGAGCCCGGCCGCCATTCGATCTTCTGGTGAAGGATCTCTCCTGCGTTCTTCGCCAACCGATCCGGAACCATCGCGTCGTACTGCACGACGATCCGACCGTTCGAACGTTTGTCGACGATCGTGCAGCGGCGACGCGCCACAACACGCGGGAACGATCCTCGGCCCGGCTTGGTGAAGTCGACGGCGTACTCGCCGCCGATGTCGATCAAAGAACGCTTCATGCATCCTCCTGGGATTCTCGATAGCGACGTGCACTTGCGCGCGCACACGCTCGGCAGGCGCGCGATCCATTCCGACGACGGGACGTGTTGGCCTCGTCGTACGGATGACCGCGCGGGCAATGCGTTTTCGCAGCGCCGGCGCGGCGGTTGTTCTCTGCCTGTGTCACGGCTTCGAGATGCGCCGGGTTGACACAGGCGCGGTTGCGGCACAGATGGTCGATGTGCAGACCTTCGGGGATTGGGCCGACGAACAGCTCATAGGCGAGGCGATGGGCGGTCACCTTGCGATGGCCGCCGACACCGAAATGGCCGTAGCCGTTCTGTTGACGCGCGGCCGTCCACTCCCAGCAGTCGCCGGTCGTGTCGACCTTCGCCATGAATCTCTCAAGCAAGGTCATCGCTGGCCTCGAAGTCGAATGGGGGCGGCACCAACGTGAGATGCCGAGGTGCGTGAACCGCCCGACGTGCGGGACGGTGGTGATGCGCCGGATGGCGCGACAGATAGATGACGTTCGCCGACGGCTTCATCTGCTCGAACGCGATCCCGATCGCGAAGCCGAGAAGCACGAGGCCGCCGCCGACAGCGAGACAGATCAGCAGCGCGATCAAGCCGCCTCCCGAAGCAGCGACTCCAGGCGAATGATCTCGTCCTGCCAGAACGCTTCGTTCGCCTTCACTCCAGCGAGCGCGCGCCGCTTCATCTCGTCGAACGCGCGCATACCGATCGTGTCGCGCACGAACGCCATGTGCTCGTCGGGATGCTCGGTCAACCGCAGATGACAGCCGGCACACAAGCACCAGGCATTCCGCTCGTCGGTGCGCGTCGCCGCGTAGCGCCTCGGGATGATGTGCGCGCACTGAAGATGGACCGACGACCCGCACCGCGCGCAGCCGCCACGCGAGCGGACGAGCGCGGCGTGCATCCGTGTTGCCTTGCCGCGCGGTCCCTTACCGGAACGAGTCCTCATTCCGGGCCTGTCCTCGCGAACTTCGCTTCTTCCTGCTCGGCGTTCAGCAACGTCTGCAACGCGCTCACCTGCGTGCGGCGGGAACGCACCGCCTCCAACGCAGCCTGGCGCATCCCTTCCGCCAGATCACGTCGACGTCGCAGATCGGCGGTCTGCGCGTTCACCCACGCCTCGCGTTTCGCCGACGTCCAATCCTTGTCGGCCGGCTTCGTGCCGGACTCGTCGTTCGGGCACAGCATCCACGCGTCCGACTTCGCCTTCCGATAGGCGTGCTCGGCGTCGGAGAGCTCCACCGACTGATCACGCATCGCCTGCAACCCGGCATCGATCAGGCGGGACAGCCGCGCCATCTCTTCGGCGACACCACCGAGGATCATGACGAACGACCGTTCGCCAAGAACAGCCGTGTAATTGCGAATGTGTAACTAGATTTTGTGTCCGAAGAGAGGGCCGCCGAAGCGGCCCTCGAGGAACGTCTGGTGCGACGGTTCACGTGACGCCGCTCCCCTTCTCCGTCGCGACGGTCAGGACAGCCTCCAGTGCTCCACCGTTCTCCGCCCGACTGTTTGAGCAGGCAGCACCGGTGGCGGCCGACCAGGCCGACGCGAGATCTGCGCTCACGACGTGTGACCTGCGAGCGCCGTCTTCGCCTTGTCGATCGCTTCGCGTTCACGTGCTTTGCGTGCAGCCTCGTTCCGTTCGGCGGGCAGCTGCGCCTCTTCCTCGAACTCGGCGATCAAGGTCGACGCTTCCAACAGGTCGACGGTCGTCAACTGCTCGGGCAGTCCGAACGTGGAGACGAACGCCTGCTTGCACAGCTTCCGCCACTCTTCCGGCAGCACATTCATGCGCTCGACGAGTCGGCCGATCACCTCCGGCTCAGCCGACTCCAACGGCTCGGTGCGGGAAGGTTGGTCGACGAGCTCGGCGTCGACGATGTCGTCATCAGAGTTCGAGGCCGCGGCGGGCGACACGTCCGCCGCCGCGCCGTCGGCCTCTGACGGGTCGGCCCCTGAATCCGACCCGCGTTCCAGTTCACCAGCGGTCGTCGACGGTGGCAGCGCTCCGACTTGTGCGGCGCCGGCCGCCAACGCTTCCATCGTCTCGTCGACGCCGAGCACCGGAACGATGAACTTGTGTGTCTCGCCGGCGATCACCGAACGCCGGTGCTTGAGCGCCAGCACTCCCCTGGTGAGGCCTCGTTCCTGCAGCGATTGGATGAGGTCGACCATGCCGGGCATCTCCTGAGCGGCGTTCCACGAGCCGCTGTCGAGACGCCACACGCCGCCGAACCGAACCTCCGGCAAGATCACCGAAAGCCGGGTGCGTGGCTTGCAGGCCATCGACAGCTCGGCCGAACAAATGCACGGCACCTCCGTGAACTCGGCGCCGTCGGCACCGCGGGTCACGATCTGGCAGGTCAGCCCGTCACACCGCTTCGAGCACCCGCCGTTCGTCCACTCTTCATAGATCGGCGTGCCTCCCAGCGGGTCCGGTGGAAGCACAACTCGGATCTCCGAAGCGAGCGAGGCGAGACGGAACTGGCCGGCAGCGGCCTTCGGCTCGTTCCACGGCTTGACCTCGCCGCCGTACAGGCCGGCGACCTGCTGCAATGCCTCTTCGTCATGCGACGTGAAATCGAACGTGCTCTTCGCCGTCGGGATCTCTTTGCCGCGCGCGTTCGTCGTCTTCTCGCCGAAGCGGATGCGTCCCGCCTCGGGAATGCGACGATGTAGGTTGGCGATCGGAACGACCGGGCGCGTCATGCCGCGCTCGCGATCTTCACGGCCGTCACCGGGATGCGCCCCGGCTCCGTCGTCGCGCACACCGTCTGGAAGCTGCAATAGCCGCACGCCCAGAACGTGCCGGTGTCAACGATCTGATCGTCGCGCTTGACCTCCCACCGACCCGTCTTCGGATCGACGATCTCGTGGCCGGCGGGAAGCTCCGGTGTCGCGAACTTGCGGGCCGCGAGCTGGCCTTCGTCAAGCAGGTCGAGGATGCCTTGCAGACGCTTCTGCTCGGCGACCGCCCACGGCTCGAACTCTTCGCGGCTGTAGGACCATTCGGCGCAGAAGCGGGTGAGCTCGCCGATCTTCTTGCGGGCCGCCGCCGGCTTCGAGATCGCCTCGGTGGCGATGTAGCCGATCACGATCTCATCCGCGTCGATCGCCAGTCCGTTCAGCGCGGCTTGGAGCTTGTGCTCCCAGGACGGGCCTTCGGGGTTGCCGCGTTCGCCGACCTTCATCTTGTAGGAGAAGCCGCCGCACGTCTTGAGCTCGAACAGGATGCGCTTGATCGGCGGGTGATAGCCGGAGGTGTCGGGCGCGCCGACTTCCATCGCGACGTCGGGCATGTCGATGACGGCGTCGGCGTGACCGGAGGCGTCAAGGCCGCCGATGCGTAGCTTCGCCTCGATGCTCGCATCCGGGAACTTCTCGGCGAGCGCCGCCTGCCACGCCTCGTGGATCAGCGTGCCCAACGACGTCACCCACACGCCGGGCAGATCCATCGGATCGGAACGCGGCACACCGGCAGCCGTGAAGGCGATCGCCCGCGAGCACTTGCCCGCATCGGAGTGGCGGACGCGTGTGCCATGCGCGGTCGGCTTGTCGCCGGCCTCGTCGTTGGCGGCCGCCATCTTCTCGACCAGTAGCTGCACGAACCGCGGCTGCGCGTCGGGCGGCTCACCGGCCGTTGATGTCTCGGCTTTCGGAAGGTTGGAGAGATCCTGCGCGAGCGGCATCAGACCGAAATCCGTGCACGCTCGGACTGCAGTTCCTCGATCGTCTTGACCTTCCACACCGTCGACGTCTCCTGCGTCTCGTGGCCGATCAACTCGGATCTCACGTAGCGGGCGAGGACCAGGCCGGCGCCGAAGTCCCACACGAACAGCGACGAGTCGGGCGACGACGACGGCTCGATGCGATGCGGCCGGGCGGCGAGCACGTCGTCGAGCTCGTCTTCCTGCACACCTCGGAAGATGTGAATCATCCGTTCGGACGACTGCGGGACCGGCATGTCCTCGTGCTTCCGATAGAAGGCGGCGAGGGCTTCGAGCGCGTCGGCGAACTCGGCTGCTGTCGGCTGGGTGGGTGTCATGGGATACTGCTCCTGCTCGGCCGTTCAGGCGGCCGTGGCTGCGACGGGGTTCACGCCGTCGCTCGTGTTGACCGAGCCGAGGGATTGCGCCCCTCGGCTCGTGTCGTTGAGATCGATCACGCCGACAAGACGCAGGCACTCGAAGCGAAACTCGGCGTCGGTGCGAAGCGGAAGCGCCGGGACGCGGGTCATGACGCCTTCTTCCAGCGCTTCAGCGCGAGTCGTTGCATGTGGGCTTTGAGGGCGTGCTCGGCCCGGACGGCGCGCTCGGCAGGTGTGAGCGCGCCGTCCGGGTCGACCTGCTGCTCGAAGCGGGCCATCGCCGCGGCACGGCCCGGCGCGGTGCGAGCGGAACGATCGGCGGTACGCGCCCATGATTCGTGGGCGCCGATGCGGCCGGTGATCTCGGCGCGACGAAGGCGCTCGGCGGGCGTGAGGCGCGCCATCAGGCGACCGCCGCCGGGAAGGCGAGTTCGGGGAACAGCGTCTCCGGTTCACATCCGAGTCCGTCGGCGAGCTTGCGGACGGTGCGCATCGATGCGCCGTGGTCGCCGTTGACGAGTCCCGACAGAGTCGTGAGAGGCATGCCGCCAAGTGCGGCGATCTCGCTCATCGACAGGTGCTTCGCCCTCGCCAGATCGAGGAAGGCGGCCCTGCTGAGCCGGTAGCCCTTCGGTCGTGCCATGCGGACACTGTACCGGAGTTTCCCGGAGGTTGCAAGAACTCCGGTATCCCGGAGCGTTTCAGCAGGTCAGACCGACGACACGCCCGTAATTACGTCTGTGCAAGTAGCCATCTACTCCGGCAAACTTCGGTAGCTTTCGGCTTTCGATCGGGTGAAGGTGGGCGCCACGGTGGCTGAGGATTGGGTCCGAGTCGGAAAGGCGATCGCGGACCGAATCGAAGAGCTGTCGCTCACAGTTGCCGAGATCGACAGGAGAGGCGTGTCCGACAAGACGCTGAAGGCGTACATCGCCGGTCAACCAATCCGACGCGCCGACAAGCGACGAGCACTCTGCGAGGTCCTCGGCTGGACGCCTCGCTCGATAGGGCTGGTCGCAGCTGGAGGTGATCCCGAACCTGTCACGCCTTCGGCGGCGGAGGTGGCTGCCCTCCGGGCCGAGGTGGCAGAACTTCGGCGTCGCGTCGAGCGGCTGGACAGTGCGCCAGGTGATCCTCGATGACCCGCCGCAATCCATCGACCTCGGCTCGCAGTGCTTGCAACTCGTCCACGTCCCGCCCTCTCTTCTCGTCGCTTGATCTCCACCCAGGGAACGCACGTTCGACCTTATTGGGCGGGTGTGACGGTTACATGCGTGTGATTCGGAGGACCCAATGAACGATGATCTGTACGCCCGTCGCCGAACGAGCGGCACGGCGCTCATGGTGATCGCCGCCGTCATCCTCGTGCTCGGCATGTTCCTCTGGATTCACTCGACGAGCAGAGCGAGCGACCAACGACGCGACCGGCAACTGCTCGCTGCGATGGAAGGACGCGACGCCTCGAACATCCATGTCGAGCCGAATCGAGCTCCCGCCCTCGCGGCTTGGGCGGTCGGGGCGGTCGGGCTTCTCGCCGGCATCGCCTTGTACGCCTCGGCACCGCCTCACACCGACGATCAAGCTCCGATCGCAGCGCCGAAGGATGCGACCGACGGCTGGTCCTAGAGCATGTCGCCCAAGCTCAACGATCGATGTGCGTTGCGCGCCCGTTCGGCCGCGGCCGACTTGCCGTAACGATCCAGCATCGACCTCGAGCGCCATCCGGCGATCTGCATCAGGTCACCCTCCTTGCCGCCCTCCGCCAACCACTGATGCGCGAACGTGTGCCGGAACTGGTGCGGATGCACCTCAATGCCGACCGACCGGGCCCGGCGCTTCACGATCTGATACACGCCTGAGTTGGTGAGTCCGCCTTTCCCTTTCGCGCCGAGCCACAACAGATCCGTCATGTCGGCGAGACGATGGCGTCTTCGAATGCGGATGTAGCGGTCGATCGCCTGGGCGGTCTTCGCTCCGAACGGCACGATCCGCTCGCGGCGACCTTTGCCGATGACGGTCGCGCGGAAGCCGCGCAGGTCGACGGCGGCGACGGTGATGTGGGCCATCTCGTCGAGTCGCACACCGGCGTCGAAGAAGAGTCGGAGGATCGCTGCGTCGCGCCGGTCGGCGAAGTCGGTGCCCGAACAGGTCTTCAAGATGCGGCGGGCGTCGTCGAGGTCGATGACCGGCACCGGCTTCTCCGGCACGATCGGTGTTTCCATGCCGGCCATCGGATCGGCCGGGATCTCGTCTTCGGCGACCAGCCATTTGAACAGCTGCTGTAACGCCCGGAAGCGAAAGGAGACGGTCGCAGGTGCATGCAGGTGGGCCTGCTCGGCGAGGTAGCGAAGGATGTGCTCACGGCTGATGGCAGCGAGCTCGTCGACGTCGGCGTGGCGGACCAGCTGCCCGGCCGAGTCGGTGTATGAGCCGATCGTCTTGTCGGCGAGGTTGCGTGCACGCATCGAAAGCTCCCAGGACGCGAGCATGTCGAGGGTGAGCGGTGGGAGTTCGGCCATGGGCGGATCGTACGGTCCGGGTGTGACGGAATCGGCCAGTTACCCGCTCGCCGTGCGCCGTAGGGTTGGCTGTGGTTCCGCCCGCCCCTGCGTTTCCGCAGGTGACGGGCGGTTTTGCGCCCCCGGCAGGATTCGAACCTGCGACCATCCGCTTAGAAGTTAGGAAGGCCGATACGCCGTAGGGTCCGGCGTTTTTCCTATATGTAGAGGTGCGCTGTCATCCCAGTTATCCGCTCTGTCAACGAGGCGGAGGCCACACGGCCAGCAGCGCGAGCAGCAGAATGCCGACCGGCACGATGCAGCCACCATTCCAGACGCCTCCGCAGGAGGCCACCACGGCCGCTCAGCGCCGACGGGCGGGCTTCGTGTTGGGGATCGCCCACACGCCCACCGTGACCACCACAACGCCGCACAGCCCGAACCATTCGGCGCCGTCCATCCGTCCGTCGGCGAGGCATGTCGAGCCCCAGGTGCCGAGGGCGGTGAAGAAGGCGGCGATCGCTTTCGCGTAGGCGTTCATGGGATGTCTCCTGGGTTCGGCGTTGATGGTCGAGAAGATCCGTACGGCGCGTTGCTCGCCGCGCCAGTCGTCGTCGCATTCGTCGAGGAGCTGCGACATGAGCCGCCACCAGTCGTCCACCTCACCGGATGCACACGCCGCCAAGGTTGACGGTGCACGGCTTCGGCGGGACAGTGGTCGTAGTCGTCGACGGCGGCCTGGTCGTGCTCGTCGTCGAGCTCGGCGACGGGCGGGCGGTCGGAGACGATCGAGCCCGCGGCGATGTCGTCGTGGTCGGCACTGCGGGGATCGGAATGCCCCGCGACGTGTAGTCCTCTTCCAGCTGCGTGATGCGCGCCCGGTTGGTGAGGATCTCGCCCGCCTGGTTGTTGAGCCGCTCGTGCAAGCTCTTGGTCTGCAGATCGTTGGCGTGATTCGAGAAGCCGTAGCCGATGAGCAGTCCGAGCATCCCGATCGCACCGAGCACGGCGATGGCGCCGATGAACCGCCATTGTTGGCGGCCTTCGTCACTCGTCATGGAAAGCTCCGGTCGTCTCGGCGATCACCTTCCATTGCGCGGCGATCGCCTCCTTCTCGCGGGCGATGCGCTCCCACTCGTCGGCGTTGGTTGAGCGGCCGGTCTTGTGGCCGCGCTTGTAGGCGAGGACACCGAGCACGATCGAGCCGATCGCCGAGATGATCGCGGCGACACCGCCGAGAAACGCGCCGTCGATGGCGGCGGCGAAGGTCACTCCGACAAGCCATTTGCCGACATGCACCGCTCGTCCGGACGCAAAGCTCACCGGAACGGGATGTGGAAGCCCGCGCCTTGCGCACGGGCGAGAGCGAGGCAGTAGTCGACCTTCGGCAGATACACGTCCCAGGGGAAGCTGACGCCCGGATCGGTGTGGCTCGACTTGTGGAACACGGCGTTGATGTCGCGATGGCCGGCGAACCCGCACACCGTCGGATTCGCGATCTCGCCGGGCGTCAATTGGCGGACCGGAATGTGGATGCCGGGGAACAGTTCGAGGCCGTGGATGATCGAGGCGGCGAGCCCGGCCGAGTAGTTGAGCATCTCGGTGTCGGCAAGCCATTCGCCGCGGGTTTGGCGGGCGTAGCCGGCGTGCTCGATGCCGATGCCGTCGTGGTTGGCGCCCGGTGCGTGCCAAGCCGTGTCACCGACGTTGACGCCTTGCACGACCGAGTTCTTGTCGACGGCGAAATGCCAGGAGGCGCGCGGCGAGCGGGCGCCTTGGAACAGGTCGCCGAGCTTCTCTGCGGTGTCGGCGCCTTCGGGGACTTCCATGTCGTGGATGACGATCACGATGCGCTTCTCGCCTTGGCGGCCGCGGTGCTGGAAGCGGCACGGCTTGAGGAGGTAGGTGCCAGGCACGGCGCCATGGTCGATGCTGGCTACGAACCGTCACCGTCAGTTGAAGGACATCGCCTGTCCGAGCAGGAAGCCGCCCAAAGACGGGCAGCCTCGACAAAGCTGCGCGATGTGGGCGGCGACGCGACGCCGGCTGAGCGAATGGTCGTAGGTGGCGTAGGCGGCGATGGCGGCACCCCACAGCGGGGCGATGCTGCCGACGGTCGTACCGGGCACACCGTCTCCGGCGCCGTCGAACACGAGGGCGCCGTCGAGCCAGGTGCGGGCCCGGGCGAGCGCGGCGTCGTAGGTGGTGATGATGTGATGCCAGCACGTGCCGTTCACCGTCTCGACATGGTCGCCGCCTTCTTGGGCGGTGGCGGTCTGTGCTGCGTCGCCGTAGTAGGTGAAGTCGATCGGGCCGGCGATCACATGGAGGACGTCGCCGACATCGAGGCGGGTGCCGTGGCGGGCGACGATCTCCACGGTCCACGAGTGGTCGGCGGCGGCGGGAGCGCCGAACAGGTCGGCGGTGTCGGCGGTCGTGACGAGGGCATCGTCGTCGCTCAAGCGTCTCGTCGCGTACGTGGCTGACGCCTCGGGCATGTCGTCGCAGACGGTGCAGAACGGATGGTCGGCGGTGAGCTCGAGGTAGTCGGCGTCCATGCCGGTGAGCACGACGGTCAGCATGGCGAGCGGGTTCGAGAAGCCGACGTAGTGCCAGCCGCGGGTCGGGGGTGCGACGCTTGCTTCGTGGAAGTCGACGCGGCCTTCGTCGGGGTTGACCGATCCGAGGGTGCCGCCGAACGGCCAGGCGGCACCGTTCTGCACCCACTGTGAGCCGCTGGGCGGCTCGTTGGAGGCGGCGAACCCGACGTTGAGGGTGGCGTACCGTTCGGCCGGCGGGGTGAAGGTCGGCCAGTTGCCGTCGGCGCCGTGCAGGTCGCCCCACAGGATCTGGTCGATGGTGATCGGCCGCTTCACGTAGTCGGGCGCTTGCAGCACGTCGAGGAGGTAGAAGCAGCCGGCCGACCAGCCGCTGTCGTAGAAGGTGACCGGGAACTGGAGCTCGAGGTCGGGGTCCTCGCCGGCTGCTGCGATGTGTTCGAACAGGGCGAGGCGGTAGCTCCAAAGGTCCAAGGAGCCGGGAGGGAAGCTGGCGCTGTCGTGGTCGAAGGTGAAGTCGTCGAGAAGCGTCCAGCCAGGAACGGTGCCGCCGACCCCGCCGCCGTAGATCGGCACGTCGATGTCCGGCGGAGCTGGGCGGGTGCCGGGGATGCCGGAGTCGTTGCGGAAGTTGGCCGCGATAACGACGGCGAGGATGCGCTGGTCCTCGTAGGGGGCGACGTTGCCGGCGAGCGTGAAGTACGGCTTGGCTGACCAGTCGGCGCTGGTGGCGACGATCCCCATCCCGGCGCGACGTTCGATGACACCGCGCGGATACCAGGTGTCGGTCATGTCGTAGCTGTTGCCGGACAGGTCGGGGACGACGTGGGAGGCGAGCATGCCGGGCAGCCAGAAGCCGGTGGGTGTGTCGGCGAGGACGTCCTGCTCGTAGCAGTCGAGCGGCGTGTCGACGGCGATCGCAACGTGGAACGGCACCGACGTCCAGGAGGACCACAGGCCGGTGGTGTCGTCCTTGATGCGCACCCACGCCCAACGGTTCCCGGCAACGTACGGAAGGTCGACGGTCCAGGTGGGGGTGCCCGCGCCGGAGGTGCTGTCGACGAGCGTGGAGCCGACCGTCGATCCGGCGGTGATGCGAGCCTCCCAATGGTCGCCGGCCGGGGTCCAGGTGACGGTCACCGAATCGGCGCCCTCGTCCTCGACCGTGATGACCTGGTCGACGGTCGGTGACGTGATGGTCGGCGGGTCGGGAGGGTCGGGCGGTGGGACGAACGGCTCGTGATTCCAGTCGGAGTCGCTTGCCAAATCGAGGTCGGTGATGACGTGCGTGTCGAACGGGCCGCTCCAGCCGCCGTCGTAGATGCCGCCGTACGGGAACGTGTAGCCCCACGGGCCGTTCCAGCTTGTCTTCAGAACACGGAACGCGCCCCACCCGTCCCAGATCGTCGGGGCGGCGCTGTCGAAGCTGAACCCGGCGGTGACGGTGCTGTCGGGGATGCTGCCAGCGATGCTCGTCCAAACCGAGATGTCCCACACGTACGTCGAATCGTCGGGGTCCTCGATGACGAGATCGAGCTGGTTGACGAACCCGTCGCCGCTCGTCCAATCGCCCGGATCGATCGGCGGTACGACAAGCGTGAACCGGCCGTTGTAGTTCCCGAATCCGTCGACGGTGAACGAATCGAAGAAACGGGCCGACGCATGCGCCGTCATCAGTTGATCCGGATGTGGCCGCCGAGATTCCCGAGTCCGCTACCTGCCGTCAAGCATTCGAGGTTGATCTTGTCGCGAGGCACCGTGTCAACACCCTGAATCCAGTACGCCTCGCTGTCCCCGGACGCGAGGGTGATGACGTCGCCGGTGAGCGTGCCGTTGAGCACGAACTGGAACGTCGAGTCGACGCCCGCAACATCGTCGGCGACGATCGTGATGATGACAACGGAGCCGCCGCGCAGAACCGACTGCGGGTTCGTTCGGCCGGCGCTCATCGGCCCGGAGTTGTGGAACGGCCACACCTCACCGCCGCTCACGTGCGGCGCAGGAAGCGGCTCAGGATGCCGGGTCGCGAGCGGTGTGCGACCGGCGCCGTGCCCGACCTGGCGGCCGGCCGCGAGCGCGCGTTCCTCGGCGGTCGGGCGGCGTTTCACGCCGACTCCAGATTCAAGTCGTAGATCGGCTGGCCGGCTTCGTCTTCGCTGACGTTGATGCCGGCCACCCGGTAGGTGGCCGGCGCGCCGTCGAAGTCCGGTGCGGTGATGATGTCGCCGACCTCGAAGTCGACGTACGGCACCGCGTTGACCGGCTCCAGGCGAACCGAGCGGATCACCTCCGCCGGGTCGGCGTGGTCGTTGAGGTAGGCGGTGCCTTGATCGTCGATGCTGCCGTCCGACCCACCCGAGCCTGCCGACAGCGCACCTTCGCGCCGTCCCCACGCCGTGACGGCCGCGCTGTCTTCGATCTCGCGCCATCGGTTGTCGGCGCCCTTCACGAGCAGGTTGTTCTCGCCGGGCGCGGCACGATCGTGGGCGAGCGCGCCGATGTTGAGGGCGTACTCCGCTTCAACCGATCCGGACAGATCGGTGCCGGTGACGAAGGCTTGCAACGTGAGCGTCGTCGAGTTCGGCTTGATGCGGAAGATGGCCACACGCATCGCCATCAGCTTCTGGGCGACCTCGAGCAGGCGACCGCCGATCTGCACGGCGAGATTGATCTCCTTCGGCCAAGGTGTGCCGTCGGAATCCACGGTCGCGTCGAAGTCGTAGTGCAACGGCAGGATCGCGCCACGCGTGTGGGCTTCGTCGATGAGGATCTTCATGATGTGCCCGGGTGTGAGGCCCGGTTCGGTGACGGGAAAAGCGAGCATCTTCGTGCCGGCACTGCCGCCGCCCACCACGCGCCCATAGGCGCCGCCGGCTTCGATCTTGATGACCGAATACATGAGCGCGGTCACGTTCGTTTCCGGGACCGGCCGGTCGAAGTTGATGAGCTCCACCGCATACTGGTGGATGACCGCGTCGAGCATCGTTGCCGGGGTTGACTGACGTTCCGCCCACATGCCTGCCTGTTGGCGAGCAAGGACGGCTTCGCTGTCCCGGTACAGCTTGAAGCCGTCATCCGCGGTCAGGTCGTCGACGTACTCGCCTTCCTCGGCGAACGTGAGGTCGCCGCGCAGATAGATGCTGCCCGGAGGGACGCCGACCGGGTCCCAGGCGCCGGGGTTGTCGCCGTTCGCGGGGCCGATCCAGATGCCGTTCGGGTCGCGCCAATCCTGCGGCTCCATGAACCACGGCTTGGTGGGGTCGACGTCGTCGTAGCGCTTCAGCTCGGTGGCGTTGTCCCACGATGTGTCGTCGTAGTACTTCGACATCCAGCCGAGCCAACGTATGTCCGAGAAGGTGAACGAGCCGACGCCGGTTTCCGGGTCGACACGAGCCTGTTCGAGAATGGCGATGGCGTCGCGGCCGATCACGTTCTCGACACGGCCGGCTTCACGGTTCTGCGGGTCAGCCGACACCTTCGAGCGGGGCTCGATGAGGCCCCACCAGCGGGGCGTGCCGCCGATCGAGAAGCGGACGAGCCGACCGTCGGTGAGCAGCGCCTCATCGGCGTGACCGACTTTGATCTCGATGCTGTGCGAGCCGGGAGTTGACGGCTCGTCGAGCCAGGTGCGGGGGGTGTCGGATTCGAGGGTGTCGATGTGCGCGAGCGGATTGGTCGGTGTGGCTGCGACCTCGTAGACGTCGACCGTGATCGCGCGGGTCATGCGATCGGCCAGTCGCCGTCGGAGAAGTCGATCTCGGAGAAGTCGAAGACGAGAGGCAGGCCAACATCGGTGGCTTCGTCGAGCAGCGTGCGAAGGATCTCGCCGGGAGTCACGCGAGGTTGCCGGCGGGGATCTTGATTCGGAACACGCCGCGAACAAAGTCGCCGGACTCCGGCGACCAAGCCGCCTTCGTGAGTACCGTGACCGGGCCTTCGTCGGTGACGCCGTCGTGATGGAACTCGGCGGGGCGGGTGCCGTCGGCGGTCGCCGGGATGGCGAGCAGATTCGTTCGGAGAAACAGCAGGTTCGCGCGCAGACCGGCGATCTCGTCGGTGTTCGTTGTGCCGTTCTGATCATGGCCGCCCCACACGTCGACCGGCAGCAGCACGATTTTCTCGGCGGGCTCGTGCTTGACGGCGAGCGTCGCGCCTCCGGGGATCGGACGGTTCGCGCCCACCATCTCGGCGCCGTCGAAGAAACCGGAGTAGTCCCACGCATTCCATGCCGGCGTGTTGAATACGACTTCGGCGAGCCCGCCCGCCGCGGGCAGCACCAGATACGTGTCGGTGGTGATGACGGTCGGCATCTCAGGCGCTCAACGTGAGGGACACGACGCGCAGCTCGTCGGCGAGGCCGCCGGGCCCGGAACGATCGTCGCGGCCGGCGTGATATTCGAGGTTGCCGATGTGGAGACCGCTGGCTCCGCCGTTCGGGATGATCGTGCCGGACGTGTTCGGGACGAACCATTCGGGGCCGTGCTCGCCGGTGAGGTACGGCATGTTCGCCGCGACCGGGCCGCCCGACGCGCGTCCGGGCGGGTTGTAGCTCAACCCGAACAAGCCCGCGAAGGCTCCGGTGCGGTCGGCTGCCGGCAGCCCGAGGATGCCGGCGATCAGATCCGTCGGCAAGCTCATCTGGCCGGCCAGGATCTGCGCTTCGGTGAGAATCGATTCGGCGAGCGCCTTCGAGAACGCATCCTTCGTCGCCGGGAAGTCCTTGTACTTCTTGATGAGCGCATCCAACTGCGTGTTCATGGATTCGAGGCCGTTGATCGGATCGTCGTCGGCCTTCGCCTGCTGTTCGAGCGCGGAGATGACGCCGAGGGTGGCGTCGGCCATGTCGTCCTGCTTGTGCGCCACCTTGTCGATCGCCGCTTCGAGCGGAAGCTCCGGGATCTTGCGGGCGGCGTCGATGTAGCGGTCGATGTCGCCGGCCAGTCCCGGATACTGGTTGCGGAGATCGAGCAGCGAGTCGACGAGCGCCTGATGGCGGGCCTGCGCGGTGTTGGCGATCTCGCCGCTGTTCGCCATCGAATCGACTTCACGCTCACGCGCCTCGATGACGTCGAGCAGCGCGGAGTGCAGATCGTCTTGGGTGGCGACCTGCTTGCCGTCGATCCGAATCAGCCCATTAAGCCGAGCGACCGCGTCGCCGGTGAACTCCTTGTTCGTATCCGTCAACTTCCTGATCGACTGACTGGCCGCGGTGTGGGCGCGGTCGGCGGCGAGCACTGAGTCGAACACCTGCGCCACCGCGTCGCTGTAGGTCTTCATCTTCGACGCCGAGCTCGACGCCTCATCACCGGTGCCTTTGATCGCATCAGACAGGGACGACTCGGCGGAGGTGACGCCCTGGGCGGCCTGCATGGTGTCGACCAGCTGGCCGATGTGGGCGTCGAAGGCTGCCGTCGCCCGCTTCTCGTAGGCGGCGGCCAGCTTGTCCATCCGGTCGGCGAGCTCCTTCGCCGCCTTGCTGCCGTCGTCCATCTTGTCGTTGTCCTGCTTCTGCTTCTTCGCGTGATGCTCGGCCGCGTCACTGGCCTTCACGTAGCTGTCTCGCAACGCCTGCAACGTGAGGGCCTGATTGTGGGTGAGCGGATTGTTGAAGAGCCGCGTCTCCATGTCCTTGAAGGTGCTGCCGCCCTTGATGATCGCCTGGACCGCCTGCTCGATCGACACGCCACCGGTCTGCAAGCCCTTCGCGATCGAGTCGACGCTCAGGCGGGCACGCAGGAACTTCGCTGCCGCGGTGTCCGACGCGTCGCCGGCATCGACCATCGCCGCCGTCAACTCCTGCGTCCGCTGTGTTGCATCATGTTCGGCGTGGATCAACGATCCGCCGATCACCGCCACCGCCGCGCCGATACCGACCGTGCCGGCGGCTGCCGCGGTCGTGCCGAGCACCGGGAACAGTCGAAGCAGCGTGTCTTCGGCGCCTGTCGCAGCCGCAGCGATTCGCGTGCCTTCGAGCGCCTCAGTCAGCTTCTTCAACGCGATGCTTCCGGCGATAGCGACCGTCGCGACCGAACCGACGGTAACGATCGTCGTCTGTGCCGCGCCCGGCAACGCCGTGAACCCATCAGCGACTGTTCCGAGGCCTCGGTCGAGCGCATCGATCTCGGGAAGCAGTGCGGTGCCGACCGCCTCCTCGAGATTCTTGATGGACACATGCAGCTTGTCGCCCGCCGTCGCCCCCGCGGCGGCGGCGCCCGAGTACTGCTCGCCGAGCTTCTGGAGGATGAACCGCTGCTGCTCGATGAGCGGCGTACCGTCCTTCATCATCTCCTGCAGCTTCTTCAGATCGGAGCGTGCCAACGATCCGTTGCGTGAGAGGGCGAGCGCGCCGGTCGACGGCTCGTTCAGCGCTTTGCCGATCGCGATGATCGACGACTGCAGATCAGTGCCGAGCGCCGCGCTCATGTCGACGGCGGCTTTCGTCGCGTCGTCGAAGATCTTGTCCGGGCCGACATTGCGGATCTTCAGGAAGGTGAGCAGGACGCGTTCGCCGTTGGAGATCACCTCGTCGTCGACGCCCGCCACCTTCGACAGCGAGTTGGCCAAGTCGTCGACCTGCTTTGCCGACACGCCCGCCGCACCGCCGGTCGAACGCAGCACCGCCTGGGTGAGCGCGGTGGCCTTCTCCGCCTGGCGTGCCTCGTCGACCGTCGACTTGAACGCCGACTCCAGCTTGAAGCCGGCGAAGCCCAACCCGAACCCGAACGCGGCCTGGCGTCCGAGCTTGTTCAAGCCGTCGAGGAGATCTGTCTGGCCTTTCGTGGTGGCCTGCTTCAGCGTCTTCTCGAACGGCTTCGCGTCGAGCTCGAGGACGCCATACAGGGTCCCCACCTGCAAGGCCATCAGGCTCCCTTGAATCCGGCGAAGTAGGCGTCAACCGCCGCACCCCGGATCGTGCGCTTCGACTTCCCGAACCGCTGCGCGACCAGGAACACGGATTGCGCCGACAGGCCCCCGAGCAGCGCCTGGAATCGACGCAAGGTCATCCCGCCCGCGACTTCTTGCGTGACGTTGATGCGGTACTCCCGTTGGAAGTCCGCTTCGACGAGCGCCCACCGTTCGAGGACTTGCCGCCATCCGTCGCCGGCGCTTCGGCCGGCTCGTCTTCCCCCACCTCATCGCCGCCTTGCAACACATAGTTCACGACCGACTGCAGCTGCGAGATCGTGATTCTCCGCCGCACCCATTCGTCGACCAGCTCGTCGCCGAGATACGCGCGAGCGAACTCCACGGTTTCGGAGCGGGTGAGCGCGCGCGCCTCATCCTCCGCTCCGAGGCGAAGGCGTTCGGCCATGAGCACCGCTTCGGCCGGCACCTCCCGCGGGATCGACCATTCCTGATCGAACAGTCGGAAGGTGATTGGCTTACCGGCTGCTTCGGCGAAAGCAGCGTCGAAGTCGTGCATCAGGCGTAGGTGACCGATCCGGTGACGGTGAGCTCGGCCGACCAGTTGGCGATGTCATCGGTGCCACCGCCGAACTGCGTGACCTGCACCGTCGCCATGAACACCAGCGTGTTGCCTCCGGGCGAGGTGAGCCGGTACTGCTTCTCAGCAGCCGAACCGACTGCGAGGCCGGCTGTTTCGATCGCCTCCTGCCCGGCGTCACGCGAGCCGTCACCCTCATCCTCCTGGCGTTGCGCCGAGATCGTGAAGGCGTCACCGCGGCGAACCACCTTGTGACGTTCACGGCCGGGCGTGTCGAAGTTCTTGGTGTCGGCCCGGGCGGTCGACGGGTTGTGTGTGATGCCGGTGATGCCGGCGATCTGCGTCCACACCGGAACACTGAGCGTGCCGGTGTTGATCTCGGCGTCGACATCCTGCATGAGGACTTCGGTTTCGGCCATGCGGTGCTCCTTTGGTCAGACGCGATGGGCGGTGAGCGCCCGCACGTAGAAGGCGAAGTTGAGGACGTACTCGTGGCGGCCGACGTCATCCACGCCGATCGACGCCGGATCGGACTGCTGGGCGACCGTGCGCACCACATACACCTCGTCATCGCCTCCGAAGTCGAGGGTGACGGCATGCAAGCCGACGAGCGCCTCGTAGATCCTCCGGGCCCGTAGATACGGCACACGGGGATCTGTGGTGCCGCGCACCCGTACCTGCAGGACCGGCTCGTCGTAGCCGTGATGACTGCTGGTCGGGTTCCCGCCGGAAGGTGTGAGCGCAACCGCCTCGTTCGGACCGGACGGCATCGTGCCGATGAAGCAGTCTCCGGTGACGCCTGTCTCGTCGAAGGTGACGAGGCCGAGCGAGCCGAGATGCTTTGCGACGGCGACAGCGATCATGACGCCACCCGCTCGGCCATCTGCTCCAACTCGGACATGAGGCGTGTGCCTTTCCAGTGGTTGCACGCCTCGTGGCTCGGCCGGATGTTCTCTTCCGCGTGAGCGCCACCGCGGCTCAACGGGACGACGTGATCGAACTCCAAGTCATCCTCGATGTCGTCGCCGCAGATGTGGCACACCGGCCCGTACTCAGCGAGGATGCGAGCGAAGTCGACGTCGCCTCGCCGCTGGCGCTGTGCCTGACGGTTCACCTCAGCGAGGCGAGCGGCGTTGCGTTCCTTCCATCGATGAAGGCGCTCCATGCTCTGGGCTGTGGCCGGACGACGGCGCCGATGATGAGCGCTTCGGCCGTGAGCGTTGAAGCACGTCTTGCACCACGAGTACAGGCCATCGGAACGACGCTTGTCCTTGTAGAAGGCGTCTACCGTCTTCGTCTCGCCGCAACGCGTGCACCGCTTCATCGCAGCGCCCCTTTGATTCGCATCGCGAGGTGCTGGCGAACTCGGTCGACGTCCTCACGCAAGGTCGCTTCGAGCCATTTCGCTCGCCGGCCCGGGTCATGTCGATACGACAGGTCCTCGTGCTGGCGTGCGGCGTACGGAACATCGTACGAGATCGCCGCCCGCAAGGCGGCACGGTCGACGCTCGTTGTGCCTGACCGGATCATCGTGCCTTCCTCGATCGGCGCGGTGCGGTTGGCGTCCTCGAGGATGAACTCGGCCGACTCGAACAGTCCGTCGGCGGCGGCGCGACGCACGGCGGCGACCGCGAGCTTGCTGCGATCGATCCGCCAACGCACCTGCACGGCCATCAGCGCGCCCCCAGAAGAAGTTCGACGTGTGTCGTCCCGGTCAGATCTTTGGCGGGAAGCACGTCGAGGACTTCGAAGTCGCGGCCGTCCCAGGTGGCTTTCGACTCGGGCAGCACGCTCACGTCCGGGCGCACGAACGCGGTCGCGGAGGAGATCACGGTGGAGCCGTCGCCGCGGTTCACGGTGCGGCGTCGACCCTCCACCCGTGCTTTGACGGTGATCGGAGCGTCGTACATCGGGCCGTAGGCGCCTGCGCCTTTGTAGGGGGCGATGGTGAGGCGGTCGCGGAGCAGGGCGGACGGGATCTTCACCACGGCACCGTCCCCACCATGGCCAGCAGGCCGGCGTTGCCGAGGATGCGCTGCGCCCGCGGGGCGATTACGGTCGCACGCTTCCCGGTGAACCCTCCGACTGACACGTCGGTGCCGGCGAGGCCGTCGATGTCGTGCTCTTCGCCGACCTCCAACCAGAACTCGACCTGGGCGCAACACGCGTCGCGCAACGCTTCGGCGGTCGGCGCATCGGTGGGGATGCCGGTTGTCGAGTCGACCGTGAAGATGTTGGTGACGGAGCCGTCGAGCAGTTCGGACGCCCGCTTCAGCAGGCGCGCCGCGTCGTCGACTTCGGTGCCGGCAGGCAGGAAGTCGGCGAGCTGCTCTTCGGTCGCGTACGCATCCATCACGTCCCCGGCGGGATCTCCTCCATGCGCTTCGCCATGCGGTCGAGCTTGTCGATCAGTGAGGCGCGATCGCGGCCCGCATGCTCGGCTTCGATGAGGCGGCGCACGACGTCGATCGGATAGTCGGCGGCGATCGTCGTGATCTCTTCGACGCTGCCGGCGAGCACCACATCAGGATCGATCTCGATCGGATTGTCGGGGTCGAGGATCGCTTCGGCGACCGCCGGCTCCGACAACTCTTCGACGCCTTCGGGGATCGGACCGAAGTACGGGATGCCCGACTTCGGAAGCCGATACCAGCCTTCGCGCGGTGCTTCCATCAGATCCCCAGGGCGGCGACCGTCACCGACGCGACCGCCGAGAAGTCGACGTACACCATGCCGGGATCGGCGGCGCCGGTCGGGCGGTCATAGGTGGACGGATCGAACCGGCCGATGTACTTCGTGGCACCGGCGGCGACCGCGACGATCTGCTCAGAGACGGCGAGGCCAGCCTGCGTGGCGGGCGTTTGGACGGTCACGTTGATCGAGCCGCCGCTGCCGTTCGTCACCTTGAGGATGACGTCGCCACCACCGTCGAGGATGTGGCCGTCGACGTTCGCGGCGGTCATCGTGACCACCGTCCCCTCGTCTGCGATTGGTTGCGTCGCGAGCGCGGTGCGGGCCATCACTCACCTCCGAATCGGTCGATCAGCTGCGGCTTCGTGAGCTTCTTGGCTTCCGGTTCGCTCATGCCTTGCGACACGGCGAACGCCACCCACTCGGGCTTCGACGCCGTCTTGTTCGGACGTGCGGCTTCCGCCTCTTCGACGCCCTGGTCGACGCTGCCCGGGTCGGACAAGCCGAGCGGACCTCGATCATCGACGTCGGGCACTTCAACGGCGACCGCCTCGCCGACGTCCTGGCCGTCGACGAGCACCGCTCGTGCGAGCTCGGATTCCTTCGCCTGCTGGACGGCCGGATCGTCGACATGCACGTCGCCAGGAGCGATCGGTGCCGGCGGCACGCCGTGCAGTCCAGGGGCGACGACGAGCGGGCCGTGCGGGTCGGCTTCACCGGCGTTGATCGGCGGCAGGAAATCCTCCGGCTCCGGGTCGATCGATGCGTCGCGGAGACGGGTGCCTTGCGGCTCGATACCGGAGCCGAGGAATCCGACGTCCCGCGAATCGATCTGCGTCTCCTCGACCGTTGAGGTCAACTCTCCGTCGACCGTGTAGCCGTGGCGGCGGAAGTAGGCGAGAGCGTTCGCGTCGTCGGTGCTCGCCACTCCCTCCTTGAACGTGACCCCGGCGACGACGCCGTCGAAGGCGCCGGCCGGGGCTTCCACCCGGGCCATCAGGCGCTGACCTTGTTCATGCGACCGCTCCTCGATGCAGTGCGCTCGGAGCGGCAGGCTCGGCAATACCGACGCCCGCCGTATCGAAGCGTGTTGTCCTCGTCGTACGCATGGCCCGACGGGCAGTGCGTCTTCGCGGCGTGTGCCGCGGGAATCGTCTCGCCGCGCATCGTGTTCGTGCGCCACGTCACCGGCTCCAAATGCTCCGGGTTCACGCAGCCATGATTGCGACAGAGATGGTCGAGCGCGAGCCCTTCGGGGATCGGTCCGACGAAGTGCTCGTACGCCCAACGATGAGCGAGGACGACCTTCTCCCCGTCGAAGAAGGTGCCGTACCCGTCGGCGAGGCGCGCGGCAGTCCACTCCCAGCATCCGCTGGGCTGGATGGCACGCTTCTCGTCGAAGCGCTCGATCGCCGGGCGTCGAGGCCTCATTGAACTTTGAGGTTGCGCAGGACTGCGGCCGCCTTCGTCGCCTTCAGCACGACGGCGACCGGGCCCATCTCGACCTCACCGGTCTTCACCGCGCCGGCGGTCGTGAAGTCGGGCAGCCACTTCTGGATCAGCGGGCCGCCCGCCATCGAGATGCCGTGGAAGCCGTCGAGACCGAGCCGCACCGCGTACAGGTCGGTGGTGCCGGTCGTGTTCGCCGTGTTCGCCGACTCGACCGTGGTCACCGACGGCGTCGTGCCGCCCGTCAGGTTATTGTCGGACAAGGCGACGGTCAGCACTTCGTCGGTGAGCGCACCGCCGAAGGTGACGGTCCATGCGCCGCCGGCCGAGCCGGTCACCGTCACACCACCGGTCGGGACGATCGTGAGCGCCTCGATCGCCGCCTGCACGGCCGCCGCCGTCGCGTTGTAGGCGATCGCGGCTGTCTCTTCGGTCGTCCCGTTGTAGGTGACGTTCAGGGAGAACGTGCCGCCGCCAGGGCCGCCGGTGACCGTCACCACATAGACGGTGTTGTCGATGTCTCGGGTGACGATCGGAACGATGTCGTCGTTGGTGCCGGACTTCTTGCCCGGGTCGATCAGCACGATGTTGCCGTACCGTTCGATGTTGCGGCCGAACTCGTTGCGGTCGCGGGTGAAGTACCCGGCGCGCCGCGCGATCGAGGCGATCTTCAGGAGCGCCTTGCGGTTCGAGATGATCGCCGTCGGCTCCCCGTCCAGCAGGGCGAGGAACGTATCGAGCGTGTCGAGCGCGGTGAACGAGCCGGCCTCGTCCAGCGCGCTCCAGTCGGTCGCCGTGTCCGCGTTCATCTCGGTGGCGGTGCCGACGAGCGCCTTGTCGAGCCCGTCGAAGCCGTTGGCGTCCACGTTCGTGTCGCCGTTGATCGCCGAATCCATGAACTGCGTCTGCGTCGCCTTGATCTTCTGGCTCATCTGCAGGTTGACCTCGCCTGCTGCGACCGAGCCGACGCGGGCGAGCACACGGTCGATCTGGAACGAGCCGCCGAGTGGCTTCAGGTCCACCGTGTAGCGGGCCTTCGTCACCTCTTGCGGCGTGTACTCGGCGTTGATCGCCCGGAATGCAGCGGTCGGTTGGGTGATCAGCCGGGTGTAGCCGTAGGTGAGGGTTCCGCCGCCGCCGGCAGGGTTGACGACGTCATCGAACTGCAGCGTGTCGAGAAGCCACGATTCTTTCCGGAACTCGTCGATCACGGCGACGTCGATGTCGTCCGTGGCGTTGAGCTTCGCCTGGGCGAGCGTGACAACACCCGCCTCGGAGGCGAACCGGCCGGACGCGACGAACCCGACCCACATGCGATGCACATGATGGGAGATGGTCGGCGTGCCCGCTGCGAAAAGCAGCGCGAGCCCGAGGAAGGCGATGAGCAGACGAAAGATCATGCGGAGCTCCTGTTCAGGAGTAGTGGGCTGAGATGGCGTCGGCGAGGGACTTCGGCTTGTCGCCGTTCCCGTTGCCGTTGTCGCCGAGGTCGTTGCCGCTCCGGACCGCCTGGGTCGCCTTGAGCTTCGGGTTCTTCTCGACCGCTTCCTTGACTGCCGACTCCAGGTCGGCGGTGAACGTGTCGTTGGCAGGGTCGAGCTTGTCGAGCGCGCCGCCGGACCGGAGGACCGCCAGGGTCAATTCCGGATCGGCCTTGTGCTTGCTTGCGGCCGCACTGAAGGCGGCATCGATCTTCAACTGCCGGTTCTCACCGGCGAGCTTGTCGCGTTCGGCGGTTGCCGCTTCGGCGATCTTCGCCGGGTCGGAGTCATCGGCGAGGCCGAAATGCTTGTGCAGCGCAGCCATCTGCGACTTGAGGGTCGTCAGTTCGGCGGCGGTGCCGTTTCGTTCGGTGCGGTACTTGCCGGCTTCCTTCCGGGCCTTCGAGAACTCGTCGACCGCCCGCTGCAAGGCGGCCGGGATTTCGGCGCCTGCCGCCTTCAGGGCGTCGATCGCGGCGCGGGCGTCGGCTTCGAGCGTCGAACCACCATCGCCGCCGTCCCCGGAACCACCATCGCCGGAACCGCCGTCGCCACCGTCACCGATTCCACCGTCACCCGCTCCCCCATCGTCGTTGCCTTCGAAGAAGACGGGCGGCTCGCCGAGCCGGAAGGCTCCGAGACTGTCACCCAAGCGGAGAGCGAAACGCTCGTACCGGTCGGCGCAGGTGGGTGAGATGATGGCGGCGAGGAACACGATGACCGCGCTCAAGGCCGCCAGGGCCGAGATGAAGCGGAGCAGGTCTGTCACGAGGCCGAGTGTTCGTGGCGGCTACGAACCGTCGTGTGCCGTTAGCGGGCGGAGCCGATCCGCTCGCGGGCCGGGAGCCGCTTCAGATCGTTGGCGTTGACGTGCTCGCGGAGCCGTGCCTGCCATTGGCGTGCCTTGCCGCGCGCCGACTGCGCTGCCTGACTGTCGAGGGCGGCGGCTTCGACGCGCTTCCATCGCCGCACGCCGCGCTCGAGGTAGCGCTGCTGTTGGCGTGCACGATCGCCGGCCGGGTCGGCGGTGTCCGTCAACGGCTTCGTCAACCCTTCGACGAACAAGCCGAGCGCGTGACGGCAGTTGTTGTGGAACAGGCCGGCGGCGGCGGCCGCGTCAACACTCGGATATCGGGTGTCGTTGCCGGATTGGGAAAGCACTTCGCCTTCCCACGGACGGCACAGCTCGCATTCCCCTCCGGCGTCCGACACGATCACGAGGTCGTAGCCAGCCTCGTCGAAGCGGTCGAGTGCTCCTTGCACTTGGGCCCGGCCGACCGCGGTGCGGGTGGCCATCTCGGCGTACGACTCGATCTCCCACGCCCGACCTGCCGAATCCACGAATCCGGTGATGCCGCGGGCGGCGAACCGGTTGAGCGCCAGCTGGGAGGCTGCACGCCGCGACGCGACCCCGGCGAGAACCTGCGGCGCGCTCGCTTCGGCGATCGCTTCCCGATAGGCGTCGAGCGTCGAACGCAGAAGGCGAAGATGTGTCTTCGACACCGTCGACACGGTTTCGCCGACGAGCGCTTCGATGGCGCGGCGTTGCGAACCGACGAACTCGATCCGCACATCGATCGACGCGAGGTCGCGGATCGCCTCACGTGCGCCTGCATCGGCGCCACCTTTGACGGCTGTTTCGACGGCCGGGTCGAGGAGGTTGTGGAGGCGTTCGACTTCGGCGAGGGCTTCGCGGCGCAGCTGGTCGAGCTGCGCCAGCTTCCGTTCCGCCCATCCCGCGTCTTCGATGCCGTCGCCGAGCCGGCGGGCCACCAGGCGCAGCAGCGAGGCGGTGGCGTCGCCGTACAGGTCGGCGACCGCTTTGGCGAGTCGGAGCCCGAGCTCTGGATCGGGCCGCGCCGGCATGGGCGGCAGTATCGGCGTCCGTCACGAACCGCTGTCAGGCGAGTTCTCTGACGAGGGCGTAGGCGGCGTGCCGGTCGATCGAGCCGCGGGAGCGGTCGTAGCGCACCTTCGAGCGCGGGTCGAGGTGGCGGGCGAACGCTTGGATGTCGCGGTCGGAGGCGCCGGTCTCGGCGAGCGCGGTGATTCCGGAGTGGCGGATCGAGTGGGGCGAGATGTGCTTGGTGATGCCGGCGGCGCGGGCGATGCGTAGAACCGAGCGGGCGATGTTGATCCGGGTCGACCTGTTGCCGTAGCGGTTGAGGACGAGCGGGCCCGAGGTCCGGCCGTCGAGGACCTTCGTGATGGTTTGCATGGTGCGGGGCGGGAGCGGGACGGTCGCCGCCTGCGAGCCCTTCCCGATGAAGCGGACGGTCGTGTGGTAGCGGTCGTTGCCGATCGACTCGACGTCGAGGGAGCAGAGCTCGCCGACTCGGAGTCCGTTGAGCCCGAGGACCAGGGCGACGATGGCGTCGCTTCCGCCGAGCTTCTCTCCGGCGTCGATCCAGTCGGCCAGCTGGCGGCGGGTGAGCCACGGCGTCGACGACTCGGTCGGGATCTTCGGTCGCTTCACGCGGCGGGTCGGGTTCCGGTCGAGGTACTCCTCGTCGACGAGCCATTCGTAGTAGCGGGCGAGCGTCCCGATCCGCCGGCCGATGGTGCTCTCCTTGCGGCCGTCGGCTTCCATGCGGCGGACGAAGAGGTCGACGTGGCTCCGGCCGACCTCGCGGATCGGGTCGGTGACGTGGCACTCGTCGAGCCATTGGAGCCAGAGCTTGAGGTCGGTGACGTAGGCGTTGCGGGTGAGCGGGTTTGAGTAGCCGGCGAGGAAGGCGCTGACGGTGAACTCGGCCTGCCTCCACTGTGACGGTTCGCGGTCCGGTACGGGCGGGCGCGTAGCTTCGATGAGCACGACGGGGACCTCCTTGATAGGTCGTCGTCCAGGCTCCCGTCAGGTGTTGACGCACCGGCGGGGGCCGCTTCGGTTGTGAGGCGCTCAGGGTGACGGATCGCCGCCTACGACGTCAAGGCATTCCGCCCGCGAACAGGCGATATCGATCGGTCAGGCGAGGTCGGCCGACGCGGTGAACTGGATGAAGAACGACACCGCGTAGAGGCCGCCGGCGGTCGTGAAGATCCCGCCGTCGAGCGGCTGCCAGTCGAGGTCCGTGCCCGCCCCGGCCGTCTCGTCCTCGGTGTCGAGAACCAGGGGCATGACCGGTGTCGCGGAGGTCAGCGCGAGGCCGTCCTCTAGGGCGCTGGCCTTGCGTTCCGTCCCGTCAGGGCTGGCCACGTTGACCTCGGCGTAGGCGATCTCCAGCGTCCCGGTGGTGAACGCGGGCGGGTCCACTCGCAGCCAGAACGTGTGGCCGGCGTCGTACTGCCACGGGACCGTGCATCCGCTGATGATGTTGAACTGCGAGCCGCCGCCCGGAATCAGAACGCAGGTCGCCTGGTAGCCGCCGGCGATGGGCGACCCGCCGATGTGGGTGGACGCGATGAGCGGGGCGGCCGATGCACTTGTGCCG